CTATTAGGTTTTAGGAACCAAAATGGGGTCACCAGACACTTGAATACCTACTGTTGACTTAACGACATCGTTTTGAGCAAACCCAAATGGGTAGGCTGTCATAAACCCATCAAATGTAATCCATGTTCTTGTTGCTGGTAAAACAAAGTCATCGTCTAAAGAGGTTGGCGCCGTGCCAACTGCGTCAGACCAGCCTAACGCCCACTTTAGCGTGGTGCCGGCCGTTTTTAATTGGTGTAAACGTAAATGACTTGGGTTTTTGGGATCGACATTTATGCCAAATGTTGCTGCACCTGGCGATTTTAGGCCTGATACAAATTCACGCGCCAAAGCTTCTAATGGGGTGGTTTCGATAGAATCAACGGCACTGTCGATACCATCGATACTGGTAACGGCAGTAATTGCCAAAACTGCGCCACCGACGGGGTCGATTGCGTAGAGCTGGGTGCCCTGTGTTTTCATACTCATATTTTTGCTCCTAACAAACGCCTTACGGCAGATAAAAAAACCCCTGCAGTTGCAGAGGCTATAGGTAGATAAAAGCTGGACTAAATTATCGTGTGACTATCCAATCCACATCAAAACTGTGTCGATAATGGCCTGTTTGTTCATCGCGGCTGTCGCCGTTATAGCTTGTTGTGTAGGCGTCTAGCTCAATGGCGAAACGTATCGCATCACCTACATTTGATGCGGATGAACCGGACTCGGCATATACGTCAATTTGCAGGCTAAACATATCGGTATCGGGCCTGTCTGACATGTAGTTGTCGGGGTTGCCGCCAATGACTTGCCAAACGGCATAGGGCTTGGCAACATTTTGCGGAGCCTGACCAAACGGATAAAGCCGCGTGGGATGAGAGCCCAGAAGTTGTGTTACGGCATCACTTGATGCGCATACAGAAAAGATGGGGGCACTACTCATGACAATGCCTTATCAAGCTCTTTTTCAAATTCAGTGACAAACCTATCTGTTACTTGGTTAACATTATTCGCTAAAGCTGGGCGCATAAATGGGTTTGCCCGGGAACGTTCAGTACCAAGTTCGATTAAGTGCCAATGTGGTGTATTTCCTTTGGCCCCTTCGTCTTTGTTTGGCACCGGAATGCGACCGCGTTTACTGGCGACCCCTACCCGATACATGATCACCCCTTTTTGACGAAATAGCCTGCTAGCAAACTGCAATGTGATGTTGTCTCGAATGCGGCGGCCAGTCTTTGGATCATCTACTGCAAGCGCATTTTGCTGAGCGGCTTTTTTTACAATACCAGCCGCTTTGCGCAACGCTGTGCGGGTGCCTGTATCATTAACCGTTTGGCTTACCTTGTTCATTCTTGCTTTGACATCTTTAACACCAAGCAAACTAAATTTAAACTCAGCTGGCATATTAAGCCCCTTGATTAACACCGTCTTTACAGCGTAAACGCCACTCTTGACGCCCTGTGAAGTCGGTTTCAATTGAGTGGATGTCGTATACTCTGCCATCCCACAATATGCGGCACTGATAAAACAAGCTGATATCGATGGGAAACCAGCGTATGTTAATTCTTGCGGTGGTTTCAGATTGTTTAGCATCCGCGGCAATAAACTCACGTCCGGCGCCTGTGAGCACTTCAGCGGGTACGCTATTAAGTAGCGTTGTGCCTAAAATATAGGTTTGCCATCCAAACAACTCTTCGCCTGATTGCGGATCTTGTGTTTTTACAGGCTGTTGTATATGAATTCGGTGACGTAGTCTGTGAGATAACATTACACGCCCCAACCTGTTCGATACGGCGTTAATTTTATTTCAGCGGCTAGACGCAATTTGGCGACGTCATCTGGTGCAGCTTGATAGTTTGCTTGTAGCAATATCATTACCCCCATAGTCACGCTAGGCGGTAACTTTCCTGTACTTTCTACAATCAAATTGGTGAGGGAGTCCCTTCCCAAAAATTGGCAGGCTTCGTCTTCAGCGGCGTCGAGCAAAAGTTGTAGCTTTTCATCATCGGCATCATGAATGATATCCAGATAAGGTTTTGCTTGGGTTAGTGTTATCAGGCCCACCGCAGACTCCTACTTAATTTTTTAATCACTACTTGGTCTTTTTGCTTGTGTCAGTTTTAGCTTTTAATGCTGCTTCTTCATCTGCTTTAGCTTTTAATGCTGCGGCTTCTTCATCAGCCTTAGCTTTTAGCTCAACCTCTTCGTCTGGGGCATGGTCAACCATACCAAGTGCTTTTAGTTCATTGAAGTTATGTTGCTCAACCTCAAATGGTTTTGATTGTTTGGTTTTGACTTCTTTTACGAAATAAAACGATTTCAGTGCAATAGCCATAACAGTAGCCATGGGGTTCTCCTAGTTAAAAACAATAAAGGCTGAACATTGTCAGCCTTATATTGATTTACTTGTCAGTTAAGTGATTAAGTAGCAGTTATACGAAGGTAAAATCGCCAGTCACAAATGCTTCAGGGCGATATACCGCTAATGCTAAGCGCTCTTCGGCACGAATACTGACCATGTTGTTTTCGAAGTCTTTGTCGTTCTCTGTAGAGATTAAGACTTCAATGTCCATGCGGTCGTAAATCTGTGCACCCATTTGGAAGGCACCCACTAAAAATTCATTTTGAATAATTGATTGGGTTTCAACGACTGGGCGGTTCCAAAGCGTTGGTGATGTTTGCCCCTGCGGCTTACCGATGAGGTAATTTTTATTACTGTCTTTGAGCATTTCAATGATGGCCCAATCGATAGGGTTTAACACAATGCCGTCTGCTGCATATTCAGCTAATGCCGCTTGCAGTAATGCTAAGCGAATGCGGTCAATGTGCTGCTCTGTGTCTACCGTTGCACCAGTGGGTTTAACGTAAGCACTGGCTTGTGGAATAATACCGTGCAAGTTAGCACCTGTGTTATTGCCGTACAGTAATTGCATTTCTTCTTTGAGCATTAGCCCGTATTTTGCTCGAGCATTAATAAAGCTTTGCAGTTGTTTTGCATCGTCTAAAATTTGGCGTGAGCCTTTAAACATGTGCGCAATAGTGCGAACTGCATTGTTAACCAGACTAAAAGTAATGTCTGAATACGGTTTGCCAGTGTTTTCTGCTACAACATCTGCGTTGTTGGTAAAACCTGTCTCTTTAACATATTCAACGCTGTTACTTTCTGTTTCACCTGGTGCGATTAAGTCACGAATGGTGAGTCGACGTTCCGGGCCTGCAACAATACCTGCCACACGATCTGGACGCACTAACGCCCCACCCGAACCACCCGCGGAGGTAATGGCTGAGCGTGGCATACCAACACGACGACTACCACGAAATGAGCTATTTACGCCTTCCATTTCTTTGTCGGTGGCGACACGCTCACCAATTGACATTTCGTATTCTTCTTCACGACTTTCTGGGCCTTTTAACAGCTTTTGCTCTGCTTCTTGCAAGCGTGATTGTAATGCACCTTGCTCAAGTAAAAGCTTATCCACTTTGTCGCGTGTTTCAGCATGCATTTCACCAGATGCTTTAATTTGCTTATTGGTTTGCTCTGCGGCTGATTTAATTTGATCGCTGATTTTTGCTAGGTTAGTACCTAACTCTTCAACTTGTTGTTCAAAATTTGGATTTGGCATAATCGCCTCCGATTAGTTAATTAAGATTGTTTTAGACGCATTGATTAATGCGCTTAGATCTGGGGCGACAGCGTTTTGCGTATCGGACACATCAGCATTGTGCGTGATGCCGCCAGTAGCGCTCGGCGTACTGGACTTTAAATCTTGTAGTAGTTGACGACGTTCGCTGCGAGGAACACCGGCTTTGGCCATGGCCGCATCCACTTTACGAATTGAGTTTGCATTGCTGTTGTCAGTTGATTCGCTAATTTCATCTGCAGATAAGGTGCCTGATGCGAAACCCAGTTCGACCGCTTTTTTGCCACGAATAAAGGATTCTTCATCCATCATTTTGGCTATGGTCTTTTCGCTTTGGCCGCAACCTTCTACATATAAATCAACCATGGCGGCGTCGAATTCTTCCATATCATCGGCAACGTTACGCAGTGCATGGCGATTTCCTACTGTGTATACCCAGCAATTGTGGATCATCAAAAAAGCAGAACTGGCAACAAATCTTGCGCCATCGGCACCGGCCATATAAATAACAGACGCTGCTGAAGCAGCAAGACCAAGCACCTTGGTAGTCACTTTGCCTTTGTGCTCAAGTAAGCGATTGTATATAGCAATACCCTCGAACATATCGCCACCTGGTGAATTAATGTAAACGGTGACATCGTTATCGTTGCCAATGCTGCGAAGTGCGGCATCGATACGTTTGAGAGTGACCCCTTCACCGTACCAGTCTTCGCCGATGATGCCGTAAACGGTAATGGTGGTCTCGGTGTTTTCAACGGCGGCTTTAATCGCTGGGTTCCACAGTTCTTGCGCACGCGGAGAGATATCGCAGCGCACTCCGCTCTGCGTAAAACTTTTTGGAAATGGCATGATTTACTCCTGCTTGTCTTGATTTAGCCAGTTCATTAACGCTGCTTTCGCTTTGTCTGATTCTGACTGGACACCAAGTTTGTCTATGGGTGATAAGTTAGTTTGAACCGTTAGCACGTCTGCATTACCACCACGACGCGGTAAGTTTTCTTTAACTCGGCAATCATCACGAGTGTAAATGCCGTTTTGGGTCATTTTGCTGTAGAATTCTGCGCGTGAACTGCTATCGCCACGTAACAAGGCTTCAAGGTTGTATTGAGCATATTGGGTTTGGCGCTGCGCTGGGGTTAGCAAGTTGATGTAAATTGATTGCTCAATCCGGCGTATCCAAGATGATAATGTTAAGGTGACAAAGCCGATCATCTTTTGCTCTAACCCTGTACCCCAGTTACTGTCTTTACCTCCAAAGCCAATTAATGAAGGGTCAACTAAAAACCAGCGGCAGATTTCCTCAACACTGTGATTCCGCGATTCAAGTAACTGGGCATCTATGGGGTTAATGCCGATTAACTCTGGTGTAATACCTTGTTCTAACACAGGGGATTTACCCGCATTCATCGCGCCAGTGATGGTTTTGACATATTCACGAAATTCAGTTCTTTGCTCTGGCCTTAATACCCTGTCAACTTTAAACGCAACGGTTTTTGTCATACCGTTTTTAAAGGTGTTGGCACTGACATCTTCGGCTGACATTGCCCCGCCAAACACGTTGGCACCGTATGAGATAGTGGATAAACCAATTAGGCCGTCTAACGAGAATGCTGGAATATGCATCATATTTTGTTTGAGGATTTGGCGTTTTTTACCCTTGCGGCTTGTATACCAGTAAATCAAACTGCCGTTATCGGCTAAGTCTACATCCACTCGATGTGGCATTAAGAAATCCAGCGCAATGATTTCGTTACCAGAACGATGAATTTCAATAAAGGCATTCCCTCGCAATAACATTGATGCTAAAACCGCCTCCCAAAATTGCATTGACGTCATGTCTGCGTTTGGACGGTGGCTTAATACATTGGATAAGCTGCTTTGAACTTGGCTTCGCCCACCATCTGATTGGCGTTCATACAGACCTAGTGGCAACATGGCTACTGTTTCTGAGATACGTCTTACGCATGCCCAAACTGCGGCTAGCTGCATTGCAGTGTTTACATTGACGGTTTTACCCGTTTTGGACGTGGCCATTAATTGCGACCAAAAATCACCGTCAGTTAGGCGTAATGTTTTACCCATGAAACTGTCAAATGACGCAAAAGGTTGATTGGCGGCAGCTTTTGCAATTGCATGGGTTAGTGAGTTTGGCTTCACGCTGTCATTCCTTTACGTAAAAATGAAGCGCCAGCAAATGAAAACACTGATGCACTGACTAATGACCAACCAAGGCCGAATAGAATATATGTGCCAGCAACGGCCAGTAATGAACCTGACAACGCTAAGAATATGAATACTGCGAGTGGTAAGTTCATGAGTAAATTGGGTCCCGTATTGCCTCTAACCAATCTTCATCGTCATCAATGTCTTGAGACTCTAACGCGGTGCCCACTGCCATCGCTGCAGCAACCACACCATCGATGCGACCGGTTGATTTTTTTTTGGTGAATATTCGATTATCTTTGGCATCTGCTTCAAGCACTGCGCTAGCGGCATTCCACCGAAGACATGGATTAACTTTTATTCTGATTTCTTTGTCAGTGATCAGCTTTTCAAATAGTTCGATAGACCTTGGCATCCACAGATTTGATTCTGATGCCTTGTAATACCCCTGCCCGTGCTTAACTAAAGGGATGTAAACGTTTGCCTCTACAAGTACGGGTTCTAGGTAATTAATCCGATATTGGTCGAACCCAATGCACTTAATGTCGAACTGAGCAGATAAATCTGCGATGCGTTCAGCCACAAAGCTGTAGTCAACGGCATGACCTGGCGGCGCCTGGATAAACCCTTGTGTTAACCACGCTGTATAGGGCACATTGTCTGTGCGTTCGCGATCTAACAGTGTGTCTTTTGGGGTCCAGAACTCGACAAGTAACGTTTTAATCCGCGGGAAATAAAGCCCTAACGCGGTTAAATCTCGAGTACCCGATAAATCTAAGCCCCCGTAACACTCTTCACCGATGAGCTCGTTAATGTCGATATCGTCTTCACAGTCTGTCCATGTGTCTGCTGATAACCATGGCGATGCAGAGTCAACCCACTGGCAAAAGTTAAGCCGCCTAACGATGCTTTCTTTTGCTGGCATGCCCTTGGCTTGGGTAACCTGTTCACGCAAATATTTATGAGTGAAAGTATGCCCAAGTGATGGGTTTGCCTTTGGCCAACAACTTTCATCATTGATGGGGTCATCGCCTTCGTCTAACGAGCAGATAAATGCAAAGAACGAATCATCTTCTTTGGTACCGGTACAAATTGATTTTCCGTATTCATGGTATGAGTAACAAACGCTTGTTCTGTCATGGCCTGAGTTGGTGATCATGAAGATCAGCGCTTGCTTGCGGCCTTTAGTACCGGCTCGCATCATTTCTACAACGTTGTTATTTTTGTGTTCATGCACTTCGTCAATCAGTGCCATATGTGGACGTGGCCCTGATTGACCGTTGTCTGAACTAATCGGCCTAAAGAACGAGTTTTTTGCAATATAGGCTAGGTTCCAGACGCTTTGCCCTGTACCTGATTTCTTTAATCTTGAGCTTAATTGTGGCGATTGATTGACCATTGATACCGCATCGCGAAACAAAATCATCGCCTGGTCTTTTTTGGTCGCGGCGGCATACACCTCTGCGCTTGCCTCTCCGTCAGCGACTAAACCGTATAAACCAATACCGCCGGCTAACGGGGATTTACCTGATCCTTTGCCACTTTCGACATAGCACATACGAAATCGGCGAGTATTGTCTGCATCTTTCCAACCAAACAATGAGCCAACAATAAACGCTTGCCAGTCTAATAGTTGAAACGGTTTGCCTTCATGATCACCGCCACTTAGCCTCAAGACTTTGGGAAAGAATGATATAGCCCGGTTTGCAGCGTCTAAGTCAAAATAAAGGCCACGTTCATGGCCTGTTTCTAAATCTTTTAGGTGACGTTTGCAGGCATTGCGAATGTCGGGACCTGCTAAAAACTCACCGGATACGACTTCCTTTGCCCAGCGTGTAACTCTGTCTTGATGGTTATCCGAAGAACTCGTCGATTTCTTCTTTTTTCTTACTACCATCGGTTACCTGTACTTTGCTTCTAGCGGAAGGGGTTAATCCAAACTCAACGAGATAACCTTTAAAGCGTCGGTCTGCGTCAGCTAGCATTTGCACTGCTGGATTTGCTTTCATCAGCATTTGCTCGACCTGGGTGAATTCTTTGGTTTCATCATCGACGTTTTCGCCAATGATCTTGATGCTTTGATAGGTTCTGCCGTTTTTCTTTATTTCATCACGTAATTCAAGGATTTCTGCGTAAACATCACATAAGCGCTCAAGGGCTAACCCATCGGCTAGGGTAAGAACACCCATATCTTTTAGCAGCTTGGTGAGCTTTTTCCACGCAGATTTAGCTCTAGGGCTTAAGTGAGCGGGCATGCGTGGAATGCCAGGGGCAAGCTTTGGCTCTTTTTTATTTAGTGCGCGCTTGCCAGGGTTGCCTGTGACTAACTTTAGCGCGGTGGGGGTAGCTTTTCTGCCAGCCACTTTTACCTCGCTTATTTATTCCAATGATGATTAGGATCCGTCGGTTGGCCACTTGTGTCAGCACCAAGCTTTACACCTCTATTCTCCATAATTTTCTTAGTGCTATCGTGACAAGGCTTACAAAGTGGTTGCCAGTTTGCAGTATCCCAAAATAGGGTTTGGTCACCTTGATGCGGCTTGATATGGTCAACAACAGATGCCGCTACAATTTTTCCTTGTTCTTCACAAAAGCAACAAAGGGGGTTACGTTTTAAAAATGTCTCTCTGGCTTTTTGCCATTTACCACCGTAACCACGCTCTGCGGTTTTGCGCTTATCATCACGCCAACTTATGCCTTTGTTCATAATGTGTCTGGTTCATCTAAATAAACTGAATCAGTGTTTTCTTCTGCATCCGCGGCCATCAGATGGTCCATTATGTCTAAATTACTGTTCACCAATTGGCTGATTGCGATTGTTTGCTGATTCAGCGCTTCGGTTTGTGCCTTTAATGCTGCAATTAATTCTTTGGTTAATTCATCAGACATCAGAATCACCATGATTAATGTGGTTTTTTAACGCTTCCATCCTTGCTTTGTGATATTCACTGTCTCGAGCTTCCGCCGATTGCGTTCGTCGATACTGAACGATGAATAAAACAATCGTTGACGCAATACCAAGCAACAAGGCGATATTGCTTAATGAAAGAAAACCGCCTATCGCTGTTGATATGGAGGCGATGTAACTTCCTGTTTGAACAGTTTTATCCATCATCGGCGTCATAGTTCTGTCTATCATGGTTTCGCCTACTTATTTGTAGACAGGTTAGATTGATGTTCATTAATCCAGGTCTGCAACGCGAACCAGTCAAGGTCACAAAGAGAAATCACTTCAATTAATGAATTTGTATAATTAGAAAGCTCTTGATTCGTTGTGCTGAAGTAATCCGGTACTAAGCATTGGCTTATCAGTTCCTTTGGCGGGAACACATAAACTGTCTTTGTTACGGTGACTGTTCGCACATTTGGCTGACTGCTCGAGCACCCGGTTAATATCAACAGGAATAGGAGTGTTACTCCAAGAAATCGTTTTTTCATCGGTTGTCTCGTCAAAGATTTTCTTAAGCGCTTTGTTACTTTCTGCAAAATCATTCTTGATTGCTGCTCTGTGCTGTTCTCTCGCGCTAAATGTTTTAGCCAGCAAAACCGCACTATCGCGCAATTTAATTTTTTCTAGCTCGGCAACTTCTAGCTGCTCAGTAATAGAGGTCAAATCCCTTTGCAAGTTTTCCCTGGATTGCTCGGTTCTGGCCAAATCACTCTTTAACAGTGCTATTTGCCCTTGATTGACATTAAAAACAGCCACAAAAATCACGCTTGAAACAATTAACAAACCGACAACTAACACAATGATTTTATTCTGTAATGTT